TACAGTTTGTTTACCTTGTGCTGGTTTCCAAAATATTTCGGAATAATCGGTCTTTTCTCTTTGTTGACCGCTGTTGTTTAGCGCATCTAATTTAGCGCGAATTGCATTAATATCCATATAACTGATTTTTAAATTATAACTTATTAATAATATAGTAATAAAAAATTAAAGAAGCAACTTATAGCTCAATAATTTTATATAACTTAGTATTTACTCTTTTGAATTCTGGACCTTTGGTAAGAAGTATACAATTTCTATAATCAGCCCAGTTAATACGGTAACTATTATCTAATTTACCTCCATTTAACTCCTTTATTAATGTATTAAGTGCATTAATAGTATAAAGAGTGTTTGTTTCTTTTTTTCTATGTACTAGTATAGTGTTTTCTAAAAAAGTTGAAACATTACCAAAATCTACGTTGTAGGTACACATGTACTCGTTTTGGCTCTTAGAATAGAGTACAAAGATTTTGTTGTATAAAATTTTATACTTATCTTGTATAGTACTCAGTACTTGATCTAATCCTTCTTCGGTAGAAAAAGTACAAAACAGCTTATTACTCATATCCTCGCTGGTAAAAATAGGTTCGATATCGTAATCGAACTGTGGACTTGTTACATTTGTTATCATATATAAATAGTTGTGCTGTTCTATAACATTAAACTTGTGCTATAATTAAACTTAATTGGGTATTTTCCTTGTTTCTCCATTATTTCTTTAATATCTTCTAAAGTTTCTTTTCCGTCCTCTTTACTAAAGTCAAATAGTATAGCATCGTAGGTGTAAAGGGTAATAAAACTTTTTTTATTTTTGAGATACCTAAGTACTTCTTTTAATATAATGATATTATTTGAAGTTTCCAACGATTGCATCATATAATTCATTAATTTAGCAGGATTCATATCTGGTAGTTTTTGTGTAAATGCTTTACCTGACTGTGGATTCCAGACATACCCGTTCTCTTGTTTAAAACTATCCCACATCGCATCAATATACTCTTGTATCTGTTTGAATATCTCTAGGTGTTTATGTTCCTCAGGTATTTTACCGTAAATAGCATGAAAATTAATCTGTTTTGCTTTACTATACTCTTCGTCTGTAATCTCTTTTTCTCCAAAATACTGTTTTGCTAATTGTTTATGGGCAGATTCATTAGTTAATTCATAGTCTAGTTGATTTGCTAATAACCTTAAGTGGTAGCCATCGAAATCTAACTCTACAAAGTAATCGTTTTGAGGTTTAAAACACTTCCTGTATTCTTCGGCTTTAGGAATTGCTGCAAAGTTAACTGAGTTGAATGTGTTTGTCGGTCTAGAAGTTGTATTATATAGGTTATACTGTGTGTATACTGTGTTATCTACAGTGTTGTATAGAGGATTTTTAGGTTTAAACACATTATTAAATGGCTCGGACACTACTCCTACACCGTTTTGTTCTAGTAGAAAAAATACATTTGTGGCAATCTTGTTGTAAAAAGAAAAACCGTCAGGAATCTTATAATCTAAGACTTCTTTAATACTTTCAAATGTATTTTCACTTCTTTCGTAAAGTTTTGTGATAGGAATAATACTGTTAATATCTTTTAAAGTACTGTATTTACTGTAATACCAGTTAATAGTACTGCAGTTATTTATACTTTCCAATTTTTTATACTCTACCATTGAATAAAGTAAAGATATATCTATTGCTTCTTGTAGATTAAAGTGGTAAAGCAGTTTTTTCTTATTTAATGTATATAGTTTAGTAGCTTTACAAAGAAGATTGTAGACACGGGTTTTTTCTACATTAAGTCCTTCAGAATGCTTTATAGGAATTATAAATCCATGTTTACTGTTTATCATTCTTAAATAAACTGCAATCGTTGAAGTTAGCTTTGAGTGGTAGTAGTCATTGGAAGAGATTATTTCTACATAACAACCTAATTTAAGTAATTTTTCTAATGAATCTAATTTAGACTCTTCTTCTACTATATAAAACATTTATTAATAACCTTTTGATTTAATATACGAATAAAATTATTAGTATCAAACTAATAACCACCGTATCCTCCTCCGGATGATGATCCTCCTGATGATGATCCTCCTGAATAAGAACCACCACCACTTGTTGAAGTAGAGCCAGGAGTAGAATACCCGCCTGTTGTGCCTTGTACTCCTATTGTACCTTGATTACTTCTATAATTATTTTGAGCAACTAACCTACTATGTCGTGATTTTACGTGGGTTGCTCCTACCATAGGGCCTTTTGTAGGATGTACGTGATACAGTCCTACGTACGGTCTATTTGTACCTTCTAATACAAATTGACCTGGTTTTGCTAATAAATTCTCTTTAACTTTTCCAGAGTTAGTTTTACTTGGGTACTTTTTATGCATACTTTTAGCTGCTGGTATAGACCTACCAGGAGCAGGAATATCAAAAGATGCCTCTTGTCTTATTACTGTTTTTTCAGTAACCGGTAATGTATCTATTACAAATTCTAAAGGGTCTTTAAGTATAACATCAGCTTCAGGTATAAACTTTTTTATTTCATCTAATGTTTTTTGATTTCTACTTCTAATCCCTTCTAAAAAGTAACCATTTAAATTTTGATCTTCTACCGGACCGGCTATCAGCCAATTGAAACTAACTAGAGTTTCATATTTTTGCTGGTTATTAGCTATAACTTTTGCTATGGGTAAGAGTACCTCCTTTATCTTTCCGGTAGATTTATTCTTATATAAAAATCTTTTTTTAAAACCTGCTTTCTTTTCTTTAGAAGTTGGTTTAAGTTTTATAGATTTTACTAAAGAGTCAGATGATAGTACTGGAGACTCAGTAGTTCCCTGATCTATTTTTTCGTCAAATAAGTTAATAAACAATTCTTTAGCTTTTGAAAAGTCGCCTTTATCAAAATCTATACCTGCTTTTTCAAAGAGTTGACCAGTAGCGGTCAAAATCACCTCTTTATTTGAGTTTATTATCTCACCAGCTTTATTCCTTAAAGATGCGACTTCATCAGATAGATCACTCTTTTCTAATTTTTTATATTGTGATTTAGGTAAATACATTTTGGTGCTACATTTTCATATTTTCAACGTTACGTCTGTTTTGTTTAAATTACAGTTATGCGTGACTACGGTAATACAATTTTAATTCTTTCCCACCAAAGGTTAATCCTTGTGGATTATTCAGTGGATTTTTCGTATCTTTCATAAATTGCGGTAACCACGAAGATATAGGTCCTTTTCCATCAGCTGTAAAAGTTGTATATATTGTACCTGTTCTTGAATTACCCCCTGATATATCTGCGTGTACAGAAGTACCTCTCATATAATTTGGTCCAGTTCCTATGCTTTGAACACCCAATCTTCTAATAGCAGTTAAAAATTTTAAAGCTATAGGAGTTACCGCTCCTGAAACGTTTTGCATTTGACCGTTATGGTATATAGCGAAATCAGCAGCAAATCCATTATCATGTCTATTACTCCCCATTGAATTGACATCAGCGATTCCAGGGCCAGTAAATAATGAATTTTTTCGCCCGGCGATAGGTACATTACCGGCAGAAGATATACTTATTTTTACATCACATTCTTCTGCTGCTGTTGCTAATATATCCATTAGCTGTTTTTGAACAGGTAATGGTCTTGTCTGCTTTTTGATATTAGATCTATAAGTAACTCTATTGTTTGGAGGTATATATAAATCTGGACCTCCTGTAAATACAACTTGAGATGCATTACCACCTGATGTTGAACTACTAGTTCCAGTATTAGTCGGGGGAATAAGATTTGAGGTCGATGTTTCTTTATGTTTTTTGTAAAATGCTATTTCTTCAGGGGTGGATTTTTTAGTATAGTAGAATTGAGTTTTAACATCTGTAATCCATTTACTATTTTCTATCTTATGGCTGAGCCCTGTAATTATATACCCAAAATCTTCATTATACCTTTGGGGTAGTAGACCGGGTTCTATCATAAATGCTTGACCTATTTTTAAACCTCCAATACCTATAGTAGAAAAAGACAATTCTATAGGGATCACACCTGGTACTGGTTTTGGATCTTTTTCATTCTTTGAATATGCTTCAGTAACATAGTTGTTGCAAAATGTTTTATGGTAGTTACTTAAACTTGCTACAATATCGGCATTAAAATCTCCATTATCCCACCATTTCGAACCATTAAATTCACTCCAATAATCATAATAAGATTCAATCCATTTTTTTAATCTAGCATCTTCAGGGGCCTCTCTTTTTTCTATTTCTACTCCTTCTGTCTTTTCTTTCCCCTCTGAGTTTTTCTGAGCTTTAAATCTAGTATGTCTATCTAAACACCCTTGATTCCATTTTAACATTGCACTTACGTTATCTCTAGAATTTCCTGCTGTTCCTTGAGCTGCTATAGATATCATATTACCTATATTCTTACTTATTTGACTACTTATATTTACGTTAGTCATGGTTGATTTTATACCGGAAATACTAAGTGTTGGAATTAAGTTTCTTAATGCAGGTGTTATTTTTCTATCTACTATGTAGTAGAGATCATCAGTATCTTCATAAAATAAATCTAAATCATTTACACCGCCCATTGCCTCATTCATAGAAACTAATAGCGTTTTTATAAATTTAACTATATTATTATTACTATTGTTATCAGGGTCTTCATCTGCCTTTACTATCTTATCTAATTCATCTTCTAAATATTGAACTGATATCATTATATTTAAAATATCATCTCGTTCTCCTCTAATTAAACCTTGAGAAAATGCACTATCTACGTTTTGGTGGAAAAAGTTTTTATACACAACTCCTAAAGGGTAGGAATCTCCTTGACCGTCTGGCCATGATATAGTTTTCCCAGCAGAATCTTTTAGTGAAATGTTTTTTGGCCTATTAGGTAGAATACATACCATAGGATTAATAGAAAAATGATTTTCAGTAGTCATGTACTTTAATTTTTTTCTATACTTACCTATTTTTATTGACTCTCCTGTTTCTTCGTTTACATCTTGAAAACCTGTATAAAATTGTGTTAGTTTTCTTCCTGGAGTATTTGTACCTTTACTGCTTTCTTGAGTAGTATCAACTAATGATACGTAATTATTGTATATATCTAAAACAGTGTATAAAGGAACCCAAAAATTATTTAAATTATCATTATCAAAAGTCCCAGTATCTTTTTTTTCTAAATCTATTAATCTAAAAGCTACAAAATTATTTAAGCTTTTCTTAAAATGTTGAGAACCTGGGTGAACAAAATTAGCTTTGGTATAAATTTTAGCTCGTTTACCTGCTCCATCATTTGCACTAGTAGCAGCATTAGTAGCTTTTGCCAGGCTTTCAGTTGCTTTTGCATTGTCTACTTGCTGATCAGCTTCAGCTTTCCTATTATTCCTATCTTCAAGCTGCTCTGGTGTAAGATCATCTTGTGGTATTACAGAGTACCTAAGAATAAATTCTATTATTCTTAAACTTTCTCTTCTATCATCAGGGTCTGTTGAGTTATCTAATTCTACATATCTATTATTTTTAGGATTAGAAGCTTGATACATATACATTTCGTCAGTTACGTCTGGAAAGTCAGAAACTTCTGTATATTTTTCTGGTGCAACATCATCTCCAAGTTGTAATGATAGGTTACCCTCCCCATCTGATTTAAGAAATTGTAATCCTACCTTAGGTACTCCTTCTTTAAATACTAAGCCATACTTACCGAATTGTTGATTTAAGTAGAATACTACTTCTTCTTCTTCTACACCTGCTATACCTTCGTTATCATTATCATCTGGTGTGGAAGGTTCAAAAGATACAGATTCACCTTTATACGTAAAAGTACCTCCGTTAACTAATTTTTCTATTTTGGTTTTAAACTCTTCGTTTTCTTGTGCTATAATAGCCTCTGCTCCCAATGAAGAAGGGTCCTTTATTTTGTTCCACAGTACATCATCTGAGCCAAAGAGACTGTCTGCTAATGCTCCTGCGTAACTTTTAACTGCAACGGCTACATTAACTGCAGCATTAACCATTGCTGCTTGTGCTTCTTCAGTATTTTGTATCCCTTTACCTGTTAGTATATTACCTAGGTCATCAACTGCTGCTTCTGCAAAAGCAGTTTGGGATTCAATAATATTTTCAACTGCAGATACTGTTGCACCTATTTCCTTACTATTTGTTGAATCTGCATTTATTCCAACTCCATATACCGAAGGTTCTATCCATCTTTCGATTTCTGTAAAAAATTTATGATATATAGATTTTCTTTCTTGTTTACCTTTATCTAAACTATACCTAGTCATCTGTTCTGCTGGATAAACATCTGAAGGATCAAAAGTTACTGCAATAGATTCTAAAACACTTCCTTTAGCAACGACTTTAATATTACAATCGTAACCACCGTCATCAGTTATACTCCAATCAAAATTAGACACATACCCAACAAAAGAATCGTAATTGTAACTAGATTCAGCTCCTAATTTTAATAGTGCTTGCTCAAAAGTCAACATAGGATCTTTAATCTTATCGTGAAGAAATTTTCGATAAAGTTCTATGTTTGTATCTAATTCATATACTCCTGCGTCTGTTCTACCGTTAAGTTGAATACTATGCCCCCATTCTAGTAATACTGTATATCCGGGTCTAAGATAAAGAGTTTGCATCATTTCTAAATCTTCTAAAGACCATACTTTTGCTTTTATAGATGCTTCTCTTAGTGTTCCGTAACTACCTTTAGATTCTACTACAACAGAAACTAAACCTGGTGTAGGCCTAATACCTATACCTTCTCCGTAGTTATTGTAAGCAGCTTTTTTGATGTCTTTTTTGCCATCAGCCTTAACAAAACTATTTTTATCTAATTCTATCGGTGTATGTAATGAAGTACCTATACCTCCGTATAGCTGTGTATCTAGTACATTAGAAACTGGTTTACCTTGTTTTAACGTACCTCCCATTAGTACATTATTATAAGCTAATGAATTATCTCCTACTATTTCATTAATTGATTTTTTTCCTTCTGCTAAATTATTGGCTTCTTCCTCAGTAATGGTATTAACACTGGATACTAATCTTGCCCAAGCTCCATTACCGTTAAAGAATAATAAATGTTCTTTATTTTTTACCTGAATAAGTTCTTCTCTTTTTTGCAGTTGTTCAATAACTCCTGCTGAGATCCCTCCACCAATGACTTCTATTGGTTGCCCTTGCGGTATATCAGTTCCTTTTTTAGACATTATCTATTTGAATTAACTTCTTGGTATAAACTAATTACTGCTGATTTATCAGCTGGTATTCTTAACTGTACTCCTGGGGTAATGTTGAGAGAACCCCTATAAAAATTGTTGGCAGATGAAATTATCCACCATAGACTAGGGTCTTTATAAAACTCTAAAGCTAAAATATCGTACCTGTCACCATACTGTGAGATAACGTAAACGTCGTTTTCGCTTAAAGGTATTTCCGGGTATATCGCATTTTGCTTGTACCTGGTGCCTAATTTTGATACGCTAGTTTCTATTTTTCTATATCTTCTAATCATATAGTTAGTTATTTAAATTTACACCTCTTACAAAACTAGGATCATCAGAACGTATTCCAAAGTTTTGTTGAGCTCTATCTCGGATGGCTTTGTCAATTCTTAATTGATCTTGAGCCTTTTTCAACTCCTCAGCTTTTATTTTATCAAAGGCAACCTGTCTGTTTAAAGTGTTTTGGTTGTCTACCAAATCAGGATCAGTAGTGTTTCCATTAGCATTAACCTCTACAGCACCAACAAATTGAAATGGGCTGATTTCAGGAGCATCTTTCAAATTCTCAATTACATTTCTCTGTCCCTGTGGTGTTAGTTTATTATACTGTTCATCCGATATATACTGCCGTCTTTTGGCTAGTTCTTTTTCTGTTGGTTGATTAGGTTGTCCTGCTGCTGCAGTGTCTATTTTAGTTTCCGCTACTTTAGAAGCTTCAGCTGCTACTGTTGCTGCTGTTGCTGCCTCTTCAGCTGCTTTATTTGCTGTTTCCCTTTCTTCTCTTTCATCTTCTGTTTCAGCAGGAATTATTTCTCTTTCTACATTACCGATGTAAACTTTTTTATTCTTAGCTAAAGCTCTAGGATTTGTAATAAGCGGTACTATACCCGTCTCTGGTAAGAAATCATGGATAACCTTGAAGGATATAGATACATCTAATACATGAGGTAGAATTTGATCGCCTTTGCTATCCCCAATTTCAGGGTTCTGGAAAGATATTTCCCATGGATAATCTTTTTGCCAAGTATACTGTACCGATTCTATAATTCCTGGTTGCTCATAAATATAATCTCCTACGGTTACTTTTGCTAAAGACCCCCTCATAAACCTACCTTTGCTACCGTAAGTAGGTGCAGTGACTGATGCTAATGTTGCTGCTTTTCTGTAAAGAGGTTCCATTTCAGCTCTAGATTGTGCTGCTATCTTGAAACCTATATTAATAGTTCTTTCAAAACCTCCGTAAGTATAGAAACTATCTGCTCTACCTAAATATTTAGTTCCATTCCATTGAGCGTTAAAACTATCGTCAAAAGTATCAAGAAATGCCCTAAAAGCTAAATAGTGAATATTATCAGGAGTAATTATTTGAAATTCTAATTGTATTAAATCCCTATTTTCTTTTACTCCATCTAATGCTTTATTAGTACTAACATCTAAAGCATTAATAGAATCTACTGTATCCTTATCATTTATAAAGTAAGATGTCCTTTTTCTGGTAATCTTACCTGGGTTACCTAAACCTACCCTGGTTTCTTTTTTTATTTTAGTATTATTATAATTAAAAAAATAAGTATCAGAATCTTTATTTCTATATTCATTTTTAGAACTAGGATCTCTAAAATCTTGTAATATATTTCTTGTTTTTGATTCTCCTAAACTTGAAACTTTTCCATCATAGACCCCGGTAGGCTTACTTGAAATGACTTTAGAAAAAATTGAATTTCCATTTTGAGCTGCTCTTATGTTATCTAAAGTAAGAGTCTTATTATAAGATAAAGAAGCTGCATCATCTGAGTATCGATTTAGAGGTAAGCCATTTGTCCCTATTATATCTCCGGAATCAAAATCACTTGGTTGACTTAACAAGATTCTACTGGTTGTTTCTTTCCCTTTTTTATCTAGAGTTATTACTCCAGTAGAACTAGCAGCTAATATATTTTCAGGTGTCGTAAATTTTGTTTTTGTTTTTCCTATTTCAAATACAGTAGCAGTTTTCTGTTCAAGACTTGAAACACTAAAATCTACATTCCTATTAGGTACTCCAAAACTACCGGAAAGAGGAGTAGTAAGAGGTAGGTCTGGTATAAATAATTTTAATTGATTACCAGTAAGTGGATTAACAGTATCTATACTACCTCCTGGGTTTATAGGGTACCCTTTTCTAGCTCTAATTATATTACCTTCTGTGGAAGTCCCTGTAAATTCGGTAGAGTTAACAGAACTAAACTTATTCTGTATAGTTGTAGGATTACTTTCTACTGATGTTCCAAGAAGTGATGCTCCTGTTTTGGATTTCTCCATTCCTAATTGATACGGAACAGCAGTTGTATTCTCGACAACCTTAAAGCCAGATTCAAAATTGGCAAATATAATACCTTTATTCTGCACTCCAATAATTGTACCTTCAGTAGTCTGGTAGTACGGAGTTTCGTTGTCGTAAGATGAAATGTCAGTTGGTATACCTATAGTCCCTCTTATCCCTATGTGGTCTACTCCTAAATCTCCTGGGTTTGGTGTTGTATTTCTTTTAGGTAGTATTGATCTAGTAAGAAGCCCTTGAGATGGAACGGCTTTTCCTCTAAGTGCATATTGAGCTCCTTCTATACCTCCAGCACCAAAAAAGTCTGCAAATCCGCTTTCTGCGTCACCGTCTTGTAGGTAGGTATCTGTTCTAAAAGCTTTTAAGAAATGTGTACCTGTACCATTTACAGGAACTTGAGCAAGAGTAGAAAGTGCTACTTGTGCTACATGTTTAACAGTACCCCCTACTCGTCGAATTATATTACCGACTTTAGAGCCGTTATTCCCTTGAAGCTTTTCAGTTAGATCTCCTTGTTTTAATAAAGCTTCATTAGCTAAGAATTTTAATCCAGGTTTATTAATAAGTAGTTTTGACATTCTAGTCAAATCATCAACTCTCTTTGATATTAAATCCGAAGTACTACCTATTGTTTTAGTCACATACGGAGCCTGCGTCCCAGATTCTTCATAATCTATTGAACGGAGATTATCCATACGGCCTTCATCGAAGTCCTTTCTTAAATTCCTTATAATAGGCATAAGTCTATCCTGGTAGGTTATCTACGTACTGATCAGGTGTTTGACCGTTCAAATCTAAATCCGAAGGACTCTGTTCAATAGCTGGTATATTATTGATAGATGATTGGTCGTGTAGTGTTGATGTTTTTTTTGCTCCTGCTCTTTTAGGGGGTGTTACTCCTCCTAGTCCTAAAGTAGAGTTAGGTAATTGATTATCTAAAATTCCGTTTGACATAATTTATTTAATTTAATTGTTAATTATAAATAGATATTAACCAGTTATTATAGAGAAGTTTTTTGCTGATGTACGTCCTATTTTATCTGAATCTAAATATACGTTTCCTCCATCTGCTATAACAGCTATTAATGTATCTAATTTTTCTTCTATTTTTTTAAATCCACCATCGCCTTCGTCATCATCTCCTCCAAATAGACCTCCTAGTGCTAATAACGGTGTTGCATATAAAGCTAATCCTCCTAGTGCTGCTATAGCGGGTATAGCTCCTATCCCCAGCATGGCTATCATTCCTAATCCTGCTCCAATACCCATTAAGGCTGGTCCTAAAAGATATAGAGATGGTAAAAGTGCTACCAGTCCCCCTAATTGGCTAAAGATAAGGCTCACTCCTTGTGCGGCAAATTGAATTCCTTTACCAAACATCATAGCACCTGCACCTATAAGAGCAAAAGCTGCTCCTAACCCTACAGCAAGTCCAACTAAGGCTAATAAACCTAATGCACCTACTCCTGACAGCATAGCTGTTCCTAGTGCTGTAAGGGCAGGTATCAGAGCAAAAATCCCTGCAGCTGCCATTGGTGCTGTTATACCCATTAGGGCCATACCTGCTGATGCTGGTATCATTAAAGTAAATGCAACTGCTGCTGCTGTAAGACCCAATGCTCCTAAGAGTACTTTGCCGGTACCCATTGCTGTTAACCCAGCGGATAAAGATTGCATTGACACAAGAAGTTTTGGTCCGCCAATCATTTCCATTAACTTAGCACCTACTACTCCTGGTATCATAGCTACTAGCCCTAATGAAGCAGGTATCAAATTTAAAGCTCCTTGAAGTACTTTCATACCTGCCATGCTTTTTAGACCCATTGATAAGTTTTTAAAGAAAACTTGTATATTTTTACCTGGTGCTATTGATTTAGTTGCTTTTGAAGAATCTTTAAGCTTTCCTGTTAAGTTTTTGACTTTATCTCCTTGTTTATCTCCACCTCCTTTTAAAGCATCTTTAGCTTTAGTTTTTAAACTACTAAATAATCCTCCAGCTCTTTGACCGCCTGCTTTAGCTCTACCTCCTCCAGGCATAAATTGACCACCTTTATAAAATTTACCGAAGACAGACCCCATTAAACCTCCTGCTTTTTTTATACTGGTGTACATAGACTTAAAACCTCCTGCTGCTGTTTTAAACATACCGCCAAAGTTCGCACCTAATTTACCTACTGCTACTGCTCCTAATAAAATTTGGGGTACCCAAGGAATACTAAGAATGTTACCTACAAAATCTAAAATAGGTGCTATAGATGCTGCAATTTTTTCTAATGCTTTAGTAAAGTTTTCTTGAGCTTCTATTCTTCGCATATCTGAAGCTTCGACTCCAGTCGCATTTTTTATTTCTTCATCAGACATTTCTAAATTTACTGCTCTCTGGTAGGCTACTTTTGCAAGCTGGTCTCTGGTCATTCCTAAAGCTTTTGCTTGTGCCTCTTGCTGAAAACGGTTCATCTGACCAAATTCTACTAATGAAGATGAGTTTTTAAAGAGTTCATCTCCTAATTTATCTAACTGATTAGTCATTGCTAGTTCCCTAGCTTTATTCATATTAATCTTATTACCAGTTAGTAGTTGAGCTTCTAATTCATTCTGTATTGATGATTCAAAGTCAAGTAAACTACCTGCAATAGCATCCAATTCACCAATTTCCATTCCTAATTTACGTGCTGCACCTGCAGCTGCTACTAATTCTTTTGTACTTCCTCCAAAAGAAGCTCTTATGCCTTCAGATGCTTTAGCTACATCTCTTAATATCACTCCGTGTGCTACTGCTGTTCTATTAGTACCGTTAAATTCATTTGTTGATTCTACTATACTGTCGGTTAAATCATCAACATTAGTACCTGATGTTTGAGCCATGATGGCTAAGTTACCAGCTTCATCAGCTGCCAAGCCCATTTCAACTTTTAAATTTGCTGCTCCTTGTATATTTGCTCGACTAAAAGCTGCTTGAGCGCTAAAACCTGTCTGTTTTGTTAATTCAGCAACAACTTCCATCTGGTCTACCATAGAAGCAGCACTCCCCACCGATGTATCGAAGTTAGCTGCTGTTTGACCTGTCAATCTACTTATTTCTACAGATTGCTTATTTATTTTCATAAATACATCAAGCAATTTTAATCCAATAGCTGTAGGATCTAATAATGCTTTACCAAAACCTTTCATTACTCTAGAAACCCCAGTTGCTGCTACCTGAAGTTTATTCATAAAGGTAACATTAGTGCCCATTTCTTTAGCCATGGTCCTCATTTCCGTAGTAGCATCGTCCATTGCTTCATTGAAAATACCGGATCTCATACCCAGTCTTTCCATTAATGCTCCTGTACCGCCTACTAAGGCACCGGCCACACCCATATTTTCATTTATGGATGTCTCTAATGCAAGTCTCTCTTTTGTTTTTGCTATAAGACCCGTAAGTCCTACACCAAAAGTAGCTTGTTCAGAGTTAATTTCTCTTAATAGTTCAAGTCTTTTTTGTTCTGCTTTAGTTTTACCTACTTTTAGGGCAAGTGATTTCGCTTCAGAAGCTGCTATACCTGCTTGTACAATTAACTGAGCCTGTGAAGCTTCTAAGTCGTTAAGTTTAGACTCTAACTGCCTTTTAGATAAATCAGCTAATCCCTGATAGTCGTTAACCATATCTCTAGAGATATTGGCTATTTTATTCTGTGCTTTTGCAGAGATACTTATCGTATCATTTTGCTTACTAAGAACTGAAGCGTTCGCTTGAAGAATCTTATTTAAATCTGCGAAAGGTGTAGTTATATTTGCTGCTTCAGATTTTAACTGCTCTACACGGTTACGTACTCTATCTATTTCATCGGACATAGCCGATGCATCGCCAGAAAGATCTTTAAAGGCTCTTCCAATAGCATTTATTTCTGCTGTAGAGGCTCCAAATTTCTTGAGCTCTTTGTTTAAGAATATTATTTCTTTATTTAAATCCCCGTTCGCCATTTACTTAATTAGTTTATTATAAATAGTTAAGGCCCGCATTATTTACGAGCCTTTGTACTATAAGTCGGTTTTTTGACTTTAGGTGATTTTAATGTACTTGATTTCTTGTTTACTTTGTCTATTTCCGCTTTTTCTTTTTCATAATGCTCTTGCATTTTTTGAAAAGTAAAGTTCCTTAACCAAATAGGCATATTATAAACAGTTTCATAATCGTACCCACCTTTGCCATGAAAAACGATTTCATGCATCTGTGTAAATATAGAAACTCTATAAGTTGGCGTCAGGCCAAAGAAAGTTAACCCCTATAGGAATGTTAACCCCTCCGTCTGGTCCATTTTCTGGGTAGAATACCATATCTACATCTGGCTGAAAGTCTCTAAGAAAGTTTCTAAATGATCTAGAGTCTCTTGCTAAGAATTGGTTATCAACAAACGATCTAACGTTTTTTCTATCGTTATCTCCATCTACTGCTATGATCATATGTTTTAATCTAGTAGAGAGTTCTGCTGATGATTCTTTGTTAATTTTCTGTAAACCTTTTACTTCTTGATCAATTTTCTGTTCATCACCGTGAGTAAGCAGCTTAAAAGATAGTACTTTGCCTAAAGCAGGGAGAGTGTATTTAAAAACATTTTCTTTAGCTTTCTCTATATCTGAATGTAATTCTTTATTGTTAATAAGGGAAAGATCTATAGATTGTTTTTCTCCAGCATATTCAAATTCATAATCTTTTCCGTACCCTAAAATACGTGCTGCCATAAGCAATGCATTTTTATCACCGATCAAAAGAGTATTATACTCTATTGTCTTATCGACAATTAATGCTTGAAGTAACTTATCAATAACTATACCTTTTTGTATATAGTTCTGATTTGTTAAAATATCTTCTTCTTTAGCAGTCATATACTTCATTTCTATACTACCTTTGCTAAGAGGAGAATCCGGGGGGTAAAGTTTTCCTTTTGAAGGCAAGTCGACTACCTCGCTAGGAAATTTGTGTGTTTGTTCCATAAATTTTATTAGTTATAACTAGTTCTATATATAAATATACGAATAATATATTTTTAAAACAACAAAAGCCCGAAATTAATCGAGCTTTTATTTATATGTTGGCTAATATTAGTAATTCAATACGCAATAATCCATTGCTATAGTCATAGATAACTCTACTGCATCAGGTGCTGACCAGTCAAAATCACCTTGTGACATTGTTTTGATAAATGCACCTTTTATAATCCATTCAGATACTACATCTCCTACTGGACCTAAGACGTTAAGAGTTAAATCTTTTTTATAAAAATCAGAATAACCTGCTCTTCCTGTTACTGATTCGTAAGAAAGACGAGCCCATTCCATTACTGCTTGAGCTCCGGAAGGTGTAATCGGATCATATAAAGTCATATCCATATCGTTCCATACTCTCTTTCCTCTAATCTTACGATAAGAGTTAATATGATCAAGAACTACTTCCCCATCTTCAAATGAAGGAGCTGATACTGTTTTTACCATGAATGATGGAATGTTATCCATATACATGATAAATCTATTCTGTACCTTCGGTTCGAAGGCTCTAAACATAATTTCGTTTGGATCTAATACTGCCATTTTATTTATTGTTTATTATAAATATGTTTATTTTAAATTATCCTGCAAAAGTTGCTCCAGTTGGTTCAATTGTGAAATCAAGCACTACAAATTCAGCTGTTTTTGCTGGTTGAATGAATATTTGACCTATTAATTGATTTCTGTCTACTACGTCTGCAGTGTTGTTAGAGTCGTCCATTACTACTCTGTAAGCGAAAAGACCTTGTCTCTGTACTACTGATTCTAAGTAAGGATTAACTGATGCTAAGAATCTATTTCTTGTTGTTATTGTATTTTGTTCAAATACTAAAGTTCTAGCTTGGTCGCCAATGAATTTTTTCAACTCAATTAGTAATCTTCTTACATTTACTCTATCTAAAGCAGATGCTTTAGTCTGTAATGTTTTCTGACCAAATACTGAGATTCCTTGACCTGGGAAAGAAGCTATTGGATTTACTTTTCCATTATATAAAGAATCTCTTTGAGTTCTTGTTAGTCTTCTTTCTGCTTGAATTACTCCTGTAATTCCTCCTCTTACTAGACCTGCTGGTGCGAACCATGGTGCAGAGCTATTATCTGTGAAGGCATATACTCCTGGTATAACAACTGATGCTGGAATCCATTCGGCTCTACCTGTAGCAGATTGAGTTTGTAACCAAGGCCAGTAAGAAGCAGCATATGAACTGTTAAGTAATCCTGCTTGTGTAGTAGCATTAGTTACTGTGTCTCCATAGTTCACTAAATCTACTATAGCTATACTATCACCTCTGGTCTCTGTTAAAGAAATTATACTATCTAATTGTGTCTTGTGATTAGAAAACTCATAAATTAAACCTGGTGCAGAGATAACGTTAAATACATACTCTTCTTTATTTTCTAATACTGATATAATAGGAGCATATGAAGTTGGAAAATCAGTTATTCCTTGGGAAACTGTATTTGAAATATCTCCAAAATACCCATTAAGGCCAGAATGAACATTTGTTCCTGTAGCACCGTGGAATGATCCTGATTGTACTATTGGTAAAGAAGCAGAATATGATGCTCCTGTACTGTCTGTTTCAACTGTAAGTCCGTCTGTACCTAAGTAATTTAATGTTTGTGCTGATACTGATGATACTCTAATAAAGTTAGACTTATTTATATACTCTCCGGTTACTTGTACGTACCTGCTTCCGTCTCCGTCTGTTGTAATACTTTTAACTTGTGTTCCGATTACAGATTCTATGTAATTTGTAGAATTTGGATCTAAACTTACGTCATTAAAAGTCTCTAGTACTGTTTTGTTTTTTAAACTATCATCTCCTTGTCTTACACTTAAAGTAAAAGTACCTTGTGCATTACTGATATTAGAAACTTCCCATCTTAAGTTATCAGCAGATCCAGACATTAGTGAGCTATCACTATTTTGCTTACCTGCATCTGTTGCTGCGGTTGAGTTATTGTAAATATCACCTCTTCCTAATGTTTCAAGTACAAAAGGTATATCACTTACGATATCATCTGCGGTTAATACGATTGATGCTTGTGTTGAATTTTGTACGTTATCAGAAGCTAAAGTTAAAATTAAAGTACCTACAGCACCTGTAAAGCCTGCTGTTATTAATGTTGCTTGTGGTATTGTTATTACGTTACTAGCTACATAGTTTGTACCGATATTTTTTACTACTGCTGCTGTTACAGTGCCGGATCCATTACCTGTTAATGTAATTGTACCGCCGAAACCTGTCTGTTGAGTACCTCCTGAACCTGGTAAAGGAAGTACTACATCAATAGGACCTGTTACATTACCTATTGCTGTTTTTGCAGCTCCGGATAGGTCTGCAAGAATATTTTGTGCTGTAATTAACTGTCCTGTACCTAAAGCACTTGCTGCAATTGTCAGTGTATCGCCTATTTTGTATCCTGTACCTGGTGTGGTTACTGTGATGCTTGTAATTGTTGGTGCTGTTGTTCCATCTACTACAACTGTTGCTACAGCATTTGAACCATCTCCAGTTGTTGCTAAAGCTACACTACTATATGAACCAGATCCTGCAGTTGTAGGATTTACTGTTATAGAAGGCAGTAGGGCATCTTTTGCTGTAAACAGTATACCTGTTTCTTTTGTGTTGTAAATATCCGTAGAAGCTGCTCTTGTATAAGAACCGGTAACGATTCTACTTACTAAGACTGAACCTCCTCCTTGTTGGAAATAGTTCTTAACTGCTATAGAAGTTAAAAATTCGTGTGAAGTAGATCCGGAAGTAAATATTGTTCCGAATTTTCTTACATAATCATTATAAGAAGTAACTAAAGTTGGTACTTCTACTGGACCTTTTACTGCTGGTCCTATAATTGCTGCTCCTGCTACTACAGGTGCCGGTTGGATAAATGAAATATCATTTTCTCTTGTGAATACACCTGGAGAGATAATTGTTTCTGCCATGTTTAATGAAGTTTATTTAAATGTCTTTTATAAATATCAGCTTATTTTGTAAACCATCCCTACTGCTAATAGGCGGTTATCTGTATATAAATAGGGAGGAAAGGTCTAAAACCTTCCCCCGCTAATTACTAAAAAGACATTGAAATTTACTCCACTGTTGGAACTACTTCTTTTTGCTTTTCGACTTGAGTAGGAATAAATTCTGATGCTGCAACATCGATACTTCCTTTGCCGTATTTATCTTCTAATGAAGTTACTAATTCATTTTCTAATCCAGTAGTTTCTTCAAGGTATTTTTCAACGTTAGTTCTTCTCTTTTGAAGATCAATTTCTGCTAAACCAAGTTGCCCTAGTTCTGCTTTTACTGCTTGCATTCTGTTTTGAATGTCTTCAATTTTACCTACTTCTGATTTTGTTAGCTTTTTGTTTGCCATTTTAAAAAATTTAATCGATTATTTTATATATACTATTAATATAAGAACTTAATTTTAAATCTACAACTTATTTTAAAATTTAAATTCATTTATATTATCTGAGTTTCTTTTTATATTAATTGCGTTACATGATGGAAAAGGGTTAGAATTAGCAAAATCGTTAATTATAGTTCTTTTTGAATGATTTAATCCCATAATTAATTTATCGTAAGGTATTTCTTTTTCAAATAACTCTACTATAGTTTCTTGTTCGTACTCTTCCGGTCGGCTAGTGGTTAATACTATTTGAGTAGTGTCTTTATTATACATCTCTCTAAGCCATTT